TCTAAGGTGAAATATGAAATACATTGTACCTCTTGATCATGAATACGCTCACCTTTTAAAAGACGATACTGTTAGACCAGAATTAACTTATGATTTTAGATTCACTAATGGCAGAGAATGTTTTGCCCTTACTGATGGAACTGATGTAGACGCTATAATTTGTGTTGCATATACTCATCAAGTTCCAAAAAATGTCGAAGAGCTTGACGAATATGCTTTTAACGACTTTAATGATCCCAATTCTATCGCTGTTTTTTATACAGTATGGTCTTATAAAAAAGGCGCTGGTAAAGATATTGTCTTCAACATTGTGGGTTTGATAGAACATTTCAAACCATGGGTAAAACGTTTTGTTACCCTGAGCCCAAAAACTGAAATGGCTAGAAAATTTCATTTGGGTAATGGCGCTTTCGTACTCGGCGAAAACGAACAGTCAGTCAATTACGAGTATCAGGTATGACCCGATTATTTGTTGTTGTATCAACACTGATGTTACTTTTTACAGCGTCAGCACTTTCTAATACGATAAATACAACTACCGTCGTCACCTCGTGGTACCAGCATGGTATAAAAACTGCGAGTGGACAACGTTTCGATCCGAATGGACTATCTGCCGCACATCGTACCCTACCATTCGGAACTAAACTTAGGCTGACTAACCCTAATAATGGGAGGTCCATAATTGTTACGGTTAACGACAGAGGTCCATTTATCCGTGGGACTGGGTTGGATGTTTCAAGAGGCGCTGCTCAACAACTTGGATTTATTCGTCAAGGTAAAACCAAACTACAAATACAAGTTTTGAAATAGTATATTACTCTCGCCGTAACAAAGACAAAAAGGAAAAGAGTAATGAAAAAACTTATCCTCATTCTAGCAGTAATGCTAGGATCGGTCTGGTTCACGCCACAATCAGCGGAAGCTAGGCCAAATAAGGGCTATCATTATAGTCAAAAGAAAGTAAAAAAGCATACTGTTAAAAAGACGAGAGTTGTTAGACAACAAAGACAAAGAGCTCCAGTCGTTCATCAACAAAGACAAAGAGCAGCAGTTGTTCAACAGCCTCAAGTAAATAATGTAGTTAATACTGAAGACGAGTCTGCTGCAACGTTCTTTGCTAGAGAAAGACAAGCATTGATGGAGCAAACTCAACAAGGCGTAAGAAGAGCCTTTACCTATACTGAAAGAAGCGTCCAATATGGAAGCGATTTAGTAGGGCAAGCGTCTAGATATGTTGGCGCAAATGCTAATCAGTTAGGATTACCTCCTAAACTTTGGTGTGCAGACTTTATGAACAAGTTGGTGGGTGGTACAGATCGTAGAGCTATTTCATATGCTCATCGTGGCCGACCAGCTTATCATGGATGCACTAACTGTGTCGCCGTTACTAAACGTAGAGGCGGTCATCATGTCGGTATTGTAAAAGGATATGATGCACAAGGTAATCCAATCATAATCTCAGGCAATCATAACCGTAGAGTCGGCGTAGGAACTTACGCTAGAAATAGAGTTGTTGCCTATAGATATGTTTAATAGTATAATAGGGGCTGTAATGCCCCTATTTTTCAGGAGTAAATTATGGAAGCTATCAGTAAAGAAATAGTTAAAAATGCAGACTTAGCATGGTGCATTGATATTCTGGAAAGAATAGATAATATTCTAAAAAAGTCGAATGTTTCTATTAGCGATTTGAGCCAAGTCCATTGGCTAGTAAAGCAAGGATTGAAGGTGAAGCGCGAAGATGACTGACAAAGAAGATAAGTTTATAACAATTCCTTCTATCGAAGATCATCATTATTATCTGTTCAATAAAGATTTTAATGCAGACTCCTGTGGCGATTGTATCGCTTTTATTCTTGAACGCAATTTGATGCCCAAGAGTAAGCCGAAGCAGATTAAGATGATTATCAATTCTTATGGTGGTGCTGTTGATTCTGCTTTTGCTTTGATTGACACTATGAAAGGTTCGCCGATTCCAATCTTTACATATGGATTGGGATGTATCGCCAGTTGCGGATTGCTAACATTTATCGCAGGTAAAAAGGGTAATAGGTATATTACTCGTAACACTTCTATTCTTTCTCACCAGTTTAGTTGGGGTTCTTTCGGTAAAGAACATGAACTCTTTGCTTCTGTTAAGGAATACAACAACACACATAAGCGCATGGTTGAACATTATCAGAAATGCACTGGTATGAAGGAAAAGGATATTAAGAAGTATCTACTTCCACCTGAAGATGTTTGGCTTACCGCTAAAGAAGCAGTTAAATATGGCATAGCTGATGAGATTGTTGACTTTTACTGAAATACTTGAGTGGGCTGCAACATTTGTATTGATAATAGGTGTTGCTCTAACTGCTTGGAACATTTATCCATTAAACATATATTTCTCTTTAATGGGAAATTTTATGTGGTTGATAATAGCTTTCGTTTGGAAAAAATGGTCCTTAATATCCGTACAAATAATTATCACAATATTATACGTCAGTGGTTTAATAAATAATATTATCAATTAAGGGTGTTAAATGAAAAGTGAACTAGAACTTTTAGTTGAATATGATATGTATATTAATGGGTTTGACCCCACTAATCCAGAGGATGTAAAGGTGTATTGGGAGGAAAGGTTAAAATGAACCGAGTTACGATTTACACTAAAGAAAATTGTATTTACTGCACAAAGGCTAAGATGATCCTCACCAACCGAGGAATGTCTTATAATGAACTAAGGCTCAATGAAGACTTTTCAAAAGAAGCATTGCTAGAATTATTCCCATCAGCCAAGACCTTTCCGGTAGTAGTTGTAGATGGGTTTAATATTGGTGGTTGTAGAGAGCTTGAATTAATTTTAAATGAAGAAACTGAAAATAGGAAAAAGTTTCTCACCGAAGGTTGAAATGGAGTAATTGATATGGGTATTATTCGTTTAAGTGATGAAGAAGTTTTTGGTACTGACTCTCAAGAATATGAGATTCTTTGGAATGCAGCAAAGAATATCAAGGGCGTCGAAGGCGCTATCGTAGAAATTGGTACAAGGCGTGGTGGTTCTGCTAAGATCATCATTGATGCTCTTGAATCAGAAGGTGATACTGATCGTTCTATGTTCTGTATTGATCCGTATGGTAATATTGATCTAGAAATTACAAACATCAATGCTTCAGTCCACTATCCTGGTCAGTATAAGGTAGAGGGCGATCCTATGTCTAAGGAAAATAGTTTTAAGACAAAGTTTGACTATACCAATGACATGAGAAACCGAGTTATTCCTTCTCTTTACTATTATGCTTTTCAGAGAGGCTTGAACTTTACATTTTTCTGTCTTGAAGATCATGAGTTTTTCCATCGCTATCCTGATGGTGTTCCAGTTTATAACAACTATAAGAAGCTCGAAAATCAATATGCGTTTGTTTTCTTTGACGGACCTCACACCAATGAAGCTGTAGACCTAGAGCTGAACTTCTTTATGGAAAGGTCAATCATTGGTTCAACATATGTGTTCGATGACATTTGGATGTACGATCATGATAAGTTTGAAAAGATCATGGAAGACAATGGGTTTGAAACTTTAGAAAAGAAGAACATCAAGGCTTCTTATAAGAAGGTGAAGTGATATGCCAGCTATTCCTGTCGCAGTAAACTATGGTGGCATTCTTAAAGAAATTCAGATGGTTGAATCTGATATGACAATCATCTGTGATCATATTAGGAAAATGCCTGAAGATGGGTTGATGGTTGAATGGGGCAGCGGCGGATCCACTTGCAAGTGGATTGAGACCTTGACTAATAACCAAAAGCTTATTACAATAGAGCATAATGAAAGCTGGTACAACAGAGTTACCAGAGCTGTTAATGCTGAGTTTGGTAATATTGAAAATAAGTTTACATTTTACCATAAGCCAGAGCTCCATATTGAACATGGGTATGGAAGTATCATAGAAGAACATCCTTGTGGTGTTGAAGAGTATGTTAATCCAGATAATGACATTTGGAACGCTGACTTTTTCTTTGTTGATGGTATTGCCAGAGGTGCATGTGTATCTACTATCCTTCACAAGAGGAAGAAGCAAAATTCAGTTATCATGATTCATGATTATGTTGGTAGAGAATATTGGTATGAGTGGGTTGTTCAGTTTTTTGACGTAGAAACCTTCAGTCATGCCGATCAGTATTCCACGCTTTCGATTTTGACGCTTAAAAAGTGAAAGGATAAGTAATGTATCAGAGAGATAATCTTCTTAATGATTTGCGAAAGTTTGTTATTGAAGTTGTGTTTACTAAGGTCAATGGCGAGCAGCGAGTTATGCACTGTAGCTTGCGACCAGATCTTTTGCCAGAAACTTATAAGACCGATATAACAGAGGAAAAGGATTTTCATCAGAAAAATACTGATGTTATTTCTGCTTGGGATGTACAGAAGGGCGGTTGGCGTTCTTTCAGAATTGATTCGGTTACATACGTTCAAGACGTTACTCATAAATACGCTTAACTAAGGAGTTTTAAAAATATGGCTTACTGGGGTTATCATCTTCTTTTAGACTGCGCTGAACTTAACGCTGAGGCGATTAATTCTCATCAAAATATCTATAACTTCACGAAGCGCCTTGTGAAGGATATCGACATGGTAGCCTATGGCGAGCCACAGATCGTAAACTTTGGATCTGGCAATAAGGCTGGATATACTTTGGTTCAATTGATCGAAACTTCAAACATCGTGGCGCATTTTGTTCCTGATGATGGCATGGGTGGAAATGCAATGTATCTTGACGTATTCTCCTGTAAGGAGTATGACGATCAAATTGTAATTAAATTGGTAAAAGAATACTTTGGCGCTAAGTATGTTCGTCCAAATTACCTGACAAGGCAAGCATGATCGGATTTACTTGTGGAACTTATGACCTGTTTCATGCAGGTCATAATATTTTATTGAGAGACTGTAGAAGTCAATGCGATAAGCTTATAGTAGGATTACACACTGATCCTACTATAGACAGAAAAGAAAAGAACAAGCCAGTTCAAAGCGTTTTTGAACGATGGATTCAGTTGAAGAATTGCTCTTGGGTTGATGAAATTATACCCTATGAAACTGAGACAGATCTATTAAATCTCCTTGCTACCACTGAAATCAATAAGAGATTTTTAGGTGAAGATTATGTAGGCAAACCCTTTACTGGCGAAAGCCTCAGCAAACAGTTAAATATAGAAATAATTTTCTTTAAGAGAAGACACAATTTTAGTTCTACTGAATTGAGAAATAGAGTTTATGATGCTGAAAACAAAAGCCGTATTTCTAGATCGTGATGGTGTAATAAATGAATTGATTGAAAGGTTAGATGGCTCTTTTACATCACCTTGGTTAGTTGAAGAATTTAAATTCTTACCTTACGTACAACAATCAATCAATATTATTAAATCTTATGGGTTTATGACATTTATCGTCACCAACCAGCCTGGTGTGCACGATGGATATATGGATAAGTCACAACTTGATTTGATCAATAAAATGCTCAAACAATGGTTAAGAGTTGATGATATCTATTGCGCTTTGGATAAAACTTCTGATTATTACAAACCTAATAACGGAATGCTAGAGCATTTTATCGAAAAATATAATATCGATAGAGAGAATAGCTATATAATTGGTGATAGATGGAAAGACATTGTTCCAGGGTTTAATAGTAAGTTAAATACTATATTCGTTGGAGCTGACTATGTTTACCCACACGAATATTATCACATTCAACCTGATTATATTGTGACTGATATACTAGACGCTAGTTGTACAATTATGGAGATAGAGAATGACAGGCTTCGAAGAGAATGAAATTTCGCTCAAAGCTAAAGGCGGAACTGAGATAACCAAACGTAGTATTGCGAAGTTTATTCCAGAAGAACTATTAGAAAATTTTCAAATTATTCCTTCTCGTGTTCGAGAAATTCAAGAAGATAAGATTAGAATTTACTGGCAGCACGATATTGCAGATGATCCAGAAGTAATTCATCTTAAAGACGCTAGCAGCAGAAACCGTTTCCATAAGTTTGTTTTCAGCTCGAACTGGCAACTATACGACTTCAGCGTTAAGATTAACTTTCCTTTAGATGAAAAAAGTTTAGTAATCGAAACACCTATTGAACCTCTTCCTCATGTTAAGAAAGAGTTTGATAAGATCCGATTGATCTATTTTTCTACTCCTCAAAGAGGTTTGGAATTACTTGTTCCTGTTTTTGATGCGCTGTCTAAAAAGTATGGCGATAAGATTCATCTAGATGTATTCTCTAGCTTTAAAATTTATGGCTGGGATAACGCTGATGATCGTTACACTCCAATTTTTGATGCCATTCGCAATCATCCAAACATGACATATTATGGGGCTGTCGAGCAAGATGTTTTGAGAGATCACTTACTCAAGGCTCATATTTTAGCTTATCCATCTATTTGGTTGGAAACTTCATGTCGTGTTTTGATTGAATCAATGTCAGCTGGATTGATGTGTGTGCATCCTAATTTAGCAGCTCTACCTGATACTTCTGGTGGTCTAACTTCGATGTATCAATTTAATACTGATGTTAATAAGCATGCTAATTTGTTTTATAATTATCTAGACCATGCGATTCAATCAGTTGAAGCTGAAGAAGCTCAAAACTATTTGAAGTTTGTCAAAGCATATGCAGATAATAGGTTTGATCTTCGAAAAATTTCAAGTCAATGGAGCAGTTTGCTAGAGAATATGGCGAAAGAATATCCTACTAAAGAAAGTAGAAATTTGCCTCAAAAGATGTTTGTGTATAAGACATGATTGTAACTAAAACACCGTTACGTGTAAGTTTTTTTGGTGGTGGAAGCGACATCCCTGAGTTCTATCAAGAGAATGAAGGGTTGTGCGTTTCCACAACCATCAACAGCTACATCTACCTGGCTGTAAATAAGTGTGTAGCCAATCATCTTAAAGTTGTTTACTCAGAGTTAGAGTTAACTGATGACATCGACAAGATTAAACATGATAGAGTAAGAGAAGCCCTCAAGCACTATCGTCTAACTTCTAATATGGAAATTTGTAGCTTTTCTGATATGCCAACTAAAGGAACTGGGTTAGGTTCCTCTTCAACTTTCACAGTTGGATTGATAAACGCTATTCATAGAATCAAACACAATAAATTTATAGATCAGCATACACTGGCTGAACTTGCTTCATACATTGAAATTGACAAGTGTAGCGAGCCAATAGGCAAACAGGATCAGTTTGCTGCAGCTTATGGTGGCTTGCGCGAATATAGATTTGATAAGTATAACGTATATACTAAACCTATTTCAGTTAGTTTTTTTACTTTACAAAACTTGAATAATAATATATTATTCTTTAATACTGGAGTTAATAGACTAGCTTCTTCTGTACTAACAGAACAGGTTCAAAACCTTAAACAAAATACAAACGTCAGCTATACCAAAACTCTTGTGAATATGGCTGAAAATTCTATAAAGTTTTTAGAAGCTAATAAGCTAGATGATTTTGGTGCATTACTAAATGATGCATGGATTGTCAAAAAGAAACTTTCATCTAATGTCTCTAATCATCACATAGATGATATGTATGAGAGATGCATGAAGAATGGAGCTCTCGGCGGTAAGATACTTGGAGCTGGTGGTGGTGGATTCTTGATGATGTATGTTCCGGAAAAGCATCAAAATAATGTAATAAATGCTATGGCTGAATTCAAATTAGTCAATTTCGAATTTGTTTCGAAAGGCTCAACGATAGAGATGAGATCATGAGAAATGATTTTATAAATTACAGAAAAATGCTTAACGATGCTCTTGATACAGTAGATCAAGAGCAGTTAGAAAAGATGAAAAAAGAAATGGTTCGGTTAGCGAAAAACAATTATCCACTGTTTGTTTGTGGTAATGGTGGTTCTGCGGCTATAGCCGAGCATTTATCCTGCGACCATAACAAGGGTGTATGCACAGATACCAATCTACATCCATTTATCGTATCGCTAGGATCAAACGTTTCCTTAATCACTGCGATTGCTAATGATATAGGATATGAAGAAATCTTTTCAAAACAAGTGCAATGGTTTGGTAACTGGCGAGCTGGGCTGCTCGCTATCAGCTCAAGTGGAAACTCGCCTAACATTATCAATGCTCTAAAAGCTGCGAAAAATTCCAACATGAGCATCATGTCCATGGTAGGATTCGATGGTGGTGCAGCCAAAGATCTATCAGATATTTGCGTTCATGTAAATTCTAACAATTACGGAGTTGTCGAGGACTGTCATCAGATCCTTATGCATTCTATAGCTCAGAGTGTAAGGATGGAATATGCAGTTGAAAACGCTGCTCTGAAACTTTAACAGAACTAAATATTAGGTGTTGAAATTAAATCCATTTAGGTTTATAATACATTATGGAACAATAGGGCATTATATGGATAACAGTAATAACGTAATAACTTTTCCTAAGCCGTACGTTGGTCCTAAAACAAACATCGATGCAGAAGAGATCACTCGCAATGTAGAAATGATGAAGCACTATCACATTCAAGAAACTATATCAAACATAGCTCCGATGATCTTCAATCAACTCGATATAGCTGGATTTGATCTTGCAGATGAAGAAGCACTTGACATTAAAGACGGAGCGTTTATAATAGAAGCTCTAAGATCTATGATGTGTAAGCATTACGGGATGTATCATCCCTTTCAGCAGATATCAGAGAATGTTTTCTTCCCAGATAAGGAGGAAGTTGGTGCTCTAAAGATAGTAGATTCTATTAATATCAAACTGAAAAAGAGCGAAACAATTTAAAGGTGATTTGTGATTATTGTTGACTTGAACCAGGTTATGCTTTCTAATCTTTTGATGTCGTTGGGTAAGCACACTAACGCTTCTATTGAAGAAGGCATGGTCAGGCATATGGTTCTTAACTCTCTTCGTTCGTACAGAGTTAAGTTTGGTGATGAATACGGCGAGCTTGTTATTGCATGCGACAATACGAATTATTGGCGCCGTAAGCTTTTCCCTTATTACAAGGCTAATCGTAAGAAGAATCAGGAAGCTTCTGATCTTGATTGGAAATCTATCTTTGAATGCTTGAACAAGATCCGTCAAGAACTGAAAGATTATTTCCCTTATCGAGTTATCGATATTGAGTCAGCAGAAGCTGATGATATTATTGGTACTCTCGTTAAGGAATTTGGCACAGGCGAAAACGATTTTGGGAATAAGATTCTTATTCTTTCAGGCGATAAGGACTTCATTCAGCTGCATGTTCATAAGAACGTGAAGCAGTTTGATCCTACTCGAAAGAAGTGGGTTTCTCATACAGACCCAGATAAGTATCTTGATGAACATGTTCTAAGGGGTGATGCAGGCGATGGCGTACCTAACGTACTTTCTTCTGATAATTGTTTTGTTGTTGGGGACCGCCAGAAACCATTGACACAAAAGAAAATTGATGCGTTCATTGCCTTGGGATTAGACGGTAAGTTTGATCATCCTAATTACAGGAACTATGTTCGTAACAAGCAGTTGATTGATCTCAACTTTACTCCTAAAGAGATTCGCCAAAAGGTGATGGAATCATACAAGGCGCAAGAGGGGAAAGATCGTTCTAAGTTGATGAACTATTTCATCGCAAACAAACTTCGTAATCTAACAGAATCGATTGGAGATTTTTAAATGGTAATTGGTATTGCTGAATTTCTTGAGAAGGTTGGAAAGCTCAAGAGAACTCAAGAAAAGATTGATGCATTGAAGCATAATGATAGTCTTGTTCTACGTATTATTCTTCAGGCAGCATATGACCCAAACGTTAAGTGGGCTCTTCCTCCTGGCACCCCACCATACAAGGCTAATGAACTTGTAGATCAAGAGCACGTTCTAATTAAAGAATGTGAAAAGCTCAAGTATTTTATCGTAGGGTTTTACGATAACCTTCAATCTCTTAAGAGGGAAACAATGTTTGTTGAGTTTTTGGAGAGGTTGGCTCCAAAAGATGCAGAGTTGATTTGTCTCATCAAGGATAAGAAGCCTATCAAGGGTATCACTTATCAACATGTAGTAGAAGCTTTGCCAGGTCTAATTCCAACTGCAGTAGCTGAAGCACTAGTAGCTGTGCCGGCATAATAGGAACGGAGAAGAATGTCTAAAAACGGTTTCAAGAAGTTCAAGAAGAACGATTATTCGTATGAAGACGAAGAATACGAAGATAAGCCTCGTTCTCATTACCTAGATCGTAAGAAGGAACGTCGAATTCAAAGAGCTCTAAAGGTCAAGGATGTTTCTGAATTGATCGAAGACGACGAAGATGATGAAGAATTTTATTACGATCCGACAGGACTAAGAAAGTAATGCCTACATACCGTTTTTTAAACAATGAAACTGGTGAAGAATTTGAGGACTTCATGAGCATCTCTGCTCTTGAAGTTTTTCTATCTGAAAACCCAAACTTAACACAATTAGTAAATGGCGCTCCTATGATCTCTTCAGGTAGAGGAATGTCTAAACCCGATCAAGGGTTTAGAGATCTACTGAAAGAAATGAAGAAGAAAAACTCGAAAGGTATAAGCAGAAGCACCATCAATACATTTTAAAAAGGAATAAAATGGAAGAAGATTCAAGAAGACTAACAAGAAAAGAGAAAAGAGTTCTTCGTCAAACTGGGAAGGTTCCTCAAGAAAAAATAAATTTTAATCTTAAACATTTTGAGCCTTTAACAAAAAATCAAAGACTTTCCTTTGACGCATATGATGCAGGTAAGAATCTTATGCTTCATGGAATCGCTGGTACAGGGAAAAGCTTCATCTCTATGTACCTTGCTTTAAAACAAGTTCTTACAGAAAACAGTCCTTTTAAGAAAGTTGTTATTGTTAGAAGTGTTGTTCCTACAAGAGACATGGGTTTCCTACCTGGAAATTCTAAAGAGAAGGCGAAGGTATACGAAGCACCTTATTACGCCATCTGTACAGAACTTTTCGGTAGAGGAGACGCATATGAGTATCTCAAGTCGAAGGGTATTGTCGAGTTTATTAGCACATCTTTCATTAGGGGCATCACTCTTAATGATACTATCATTATCGTTGATGAAATGGCTAACATGACCCTTCACGAACTTGACTCTGTCATTACTCGAGTTGGTAAAAACTGCCGAATAATTTTTTGCGGCGACTTTAGACAGTCTGACTTCATCAAGAAGCAAGATAAAGATGGGCTTATGGACTTCATGCGTATTATTGAGCGTATGAAGTCTTTTGTTTTTGTAGACTTTATCGAACAAGACATCGTTAGAAGTTCGATGGTTAAGGACTATATCATTATGAAGGACAGATTAGGAATTGTCGCGTAAAACATTTAAACATAGGTTCGTACCTTTCGCCGAACTAACAACAGAAACGATCAACGGGCAGCGACATTACGTCCTGCCCGATGGCGTAACTAAGCTCAAGTCAGTGACCACTATCCTGTCTGAAAAGATGGATAAAACTGCATTGTTGGAGTGGAAAAAGAGAGTTGGTAATGAAGAAGCCCAAAAGATCTCTACACAAGCTGCTCGTCGAGGAACAGCTATACACTCTATGGCTGAACGATATGTACTGAATGAGCCTCAGTACATTAAAGAAAACGAGATGCCTGTCAATGTAGATTCGTTCAGACCTATTCAAAAGGAGCTGGACCTTCACGTAGATAATATCATGGGTATTGAGTTGCCGTTATATTCTAAAGCTCTCAAATGTGCTGGTCGTACCGATCTAGTGGCTGAATATGATGGCACACTTTCTATAATTGATTTTAAAACAAGTAAGAGATTAAAGCAGCCTGAGTGGATCGAAAGTTACTTCTTACAGTCCACCATATATTCTATGATGTTCGAATGGACGTATAGAATAGCAGTGCCTCAGATCGTCATTATTATCTCTGTTGATAATGAAATAACGCCCCAGGTGTTTAAGCTGGGGCGTTCTCAATTCGTTAATAGAGCGTTAGAAGTTTTTACTGGATAAAAAAGAGCCTTTCGGGGCTCTTTCTCTTTTAGAGAGCGTAACGCTCGTTCATGATAGTCTTCATCATGATACCTTCAGGAGTAAACTGTTCCATATCCGCAGACAGGACAGACTTTACGATAGAAGGCGAGAACCCCGATACAAGCGCAACACCAGAAGCATCGTGCTTAACAGGAACGTTATCGGTAGCGTTTAGATTCCAGAAGACAATTGCAGGAACCTTGTAGCCAGCGTTTTCGAACTTGCGACGAATCATCTGCATTGCAGAATCATCAAAGTGAGTGCACTGGTTAAACTGCATATCTGACAGGATCAGAAGCATCTCAGGCATTTCCTCCTGAGGAACACTGTTCTGAGTAGCAACGCTAAGGATCTTGTCCATTGCCTTGTGAAGGTCAGTGCTCATCTGCCATTCTGAAGTAACCATTTGCTTGATCTTCTCAACAATGTTGCCACGAAGGTTCAGCAGCTGAGGGTCGCTAGAGAAAGTCAAGAACGTATCCTTGAACTTACCCTTGTTCTTGTCTGCCAGATAAAGACCCAGCGAAACAGAAACATCCAGACAAGTCACAACAGACTTGGAGTTGAACCCACCTGCCTTAGAAGTCATTGAACCAGAAACGTCTACCAGAGGTAGAATGTTTGCATCACCAACAAAGTTCGGCAGAGCTTCCCACTGAGCAACAATATGATCAAGGTTTGACTTATCATAGTGGGCATGATAACCAACGTTGATAAGACCCTTCAGAACATCGTAAGGATAAACTGCACCAGCGTTAACCTTTACAGTTTCCTTAACCTTCGGATCAGTAGAAACAAGAGCAGTAGTCCACTCCTTATACTTTTCAGTATGACGAGCAAACGCCTTCTTGTAACGAGCAGAAGCTACTGAGGGAACATGATTGAAGTTAATCTCATCCCACTGGTTAGCACACATCTGCTGCTCAACAACCTTAGTCAAAGACACAAGAGTCTTGCGGTAACGCTTTGGCGACCAACCAAGATGAGCACGTAGCTTTGCAGCTACTGGACCCTTACGAGGCATCCACTTGGCACAGAGTCCGTTGTTGTCTTCGAGCGCATAACGAATCATTTCAAAAGCGTAGTGCTGAAGAACACCTTCGTCTTCAAAAACGAGCAAGTCATCCCAGCGACCAACATAAGGAGCCTTTTGCATAA